GCCTGATACCTGGGATTGCTAGCAGTTGAATGTCTGCATTGGCCTTTTCCTCGAGGAGGTCGACAGCTCGACGGTATGCCGACACTGTTGGTCCCTTTGTTCCACCCTGGTTGGACGAATCGTCGTTCTCTCTCTTTGCGGCCGCGTTGTTGAGAGCCGTCTTGTCGGTATCAAAAATGTTGACACCATCAAAACCACCCTGCAGCATGAAGCTGAACTTGAGGAATGGCTTGGCACTGGCCTCGCCAAAGTCCTGCGCTACGTTCAAATACCTATGATTTGAGTCCGTGAGTGCCTTTCCATCACGTACATATGATGAGGATACCCATTTCTGTGGATCTGGCTTGTTGCTCGAGTTCGTATATACGGCAACTCTCTCCAGTGTGAATCGGTTGTTGTTGAATCGATCTGCATCGAGGATCACACCACCCGAATCTGCTACTCCCTCGTTGTCATGTACCACAACGTTACGATAACTCGTGTGGAATCTTGGGAGGTACTTCGCAAGAGACTGTAGGCCGGGATCTACCTTTGTGTTGCGGTTTGGTTCACTAACACTGTCCTTGACCTCGAACTGTACACCCCAGTAGAACTGATTCTTCAGTCTCTTGTTTACCCCAGTTCCAACCGTTAGATTATCTCTGAATGGGGTTGGTGGCTCGATCGTACTATGAAGAATATGGTTGGCATCACCAGTGGCCAGGGATCCAGAGATAAGTGCGTGAAGGCGTGGGTTGGCAAGAATACCAGACCCCGACGTTACCAGGTGCATGTGACCTCTGAAGCCGACTGGAAGTGCCTCATCTGGCATCTCCCCATCATCTAGCTGATCCGAGGTCTCAACTCTAATGTAGTTTGATAGATTAGGATAGTTACCATCTATCACAAGCTTCTGCGCTCCGACGTTGCGGTCGAAATCATAGAATGTGTTTTGATCGCCAATTCTTCTTGCTATGTAATTTTCAGAATCTGGGTTTAGGCTCAAGTTGGTAAATTTCTCTAGGACAACTGGGTCTCTATCATTATCCATAAAATCTCTTACAAGAAGATCGAAAGACCCATTTAGATCCTTGTCATTTCGGGATTTCTGAATATTCTCGATCGAGATCTTGATTCTTCCATTGATATATGCACCATCATCCAATGCGTGTACACGGAAGAGATTTCTTGCCACTCCACCAAATTCCTGCGAAGTTACAAATGGGGATAATGCTGTTCTAAAGCGATCTTCAAAGTTCTCAAAGTTTGGAACCGTTGTTGATCCGGCATTGCGACCAAGAGAGCTTGTGACCACAAATGCAATCTGCTCGTGATTTCGATAAACACCGCCAGCTGAACCTGATGCCGCGGCGATGACCCCGCTGCCCGTTACAGCAGCATACTGTGGATACACGGGATAATCTGTGTATAGAAGATGGCCGGCCTGATCGATCTTGGTTGGATCAGTGTTTAGGACCTTGGCCAAGTAATTTTCCGCTGATGGATCGAAAGATGCAGTTACTACGTTTGGATACTCACCAGTATCCTTGTGTCCGTTCAAAAGAAGAACGATGTTTTGTTTTCCATCATTTAGCCCATTGACATGACCAATCGAATAACCGCCATCCTGGTTAGTACCCCCAGGATGACTAAAGCTACCTACTGCATTTTGTGCAGGATCATTACTTGGGCCGCACCTCGTAACACCATTTACAACGGCATAACTTGATGATAGCGACACAAGAACACCGGAAGGTGCCATTAGAATTCCACGAAGGATTGGGTGTGAGTTTGGGTGATTTCTTGCATCGTTGAAATTGGCAGCCAGAGGGCCGCCAGCCTCACTAAAGATTGTTGATCCCTGGGACTGCGACATAAAACAGCCAAGGAAGTATGTTCTTCCAACAACTGATCCCGAAAGAGCACCCGCTTCACCAAACAGTGGGGCATTTGCATAAGGATTGGCGCCAACATTTCCGTTAGCAAGAACAGGTTGTTGACCAACAACAAAACCTGCGTTTGTAACCTTACCCTGGTTGTCCCCAGAGTCCGTTCTCTTCTCACCATTACCAACGCCAAGTACTCTTACAAATGTACCTGCAGACGCGTTCCTAAGCCACTCTGACATGGCCATGGGACCAAATTTCTTACCGTCCGATGCACCAAACTTTGCAGTGAAGTCCTTGAACGATCCAACCGTAACAGGCACAAAGGCCGGACCACGGTTAGAAGTTCCGATTACACCCGCAGGCACACCCTGGGGCGAGCTCCCAACGGGACCCGACACGTCAATTTCTCTAGCGCTTACTCCGGGGCTTCTAAAAGTTCTTTCAGCCATTCTCTGTGCTCCTAAAAGTTCTCAATATATACTTATTCATCTGTTAGAAAATCACTCCACTGTTTGTTATCACAAAGTCAATCGCGATGTACTCAATAGAGCGAGTTGGCTTCACAACGATTCTACCGTTGAGCCTGTTTGATTCCACATCGGCTTGAGTGTTGTTGGTTTCGTCCATTACAACATTGAAACTCTCAATACCGGCCTGGGCCTGCACTACTGAAAGTAGTGGGCGAACCTGGCCGACAAACCTCTGCCTTGTGGCTGGTGTGTTCTGCTCGAAGACGAGCTGATTAGCTGCTCTAAGAACCAATCTCTTGACCTCGAGGAGCATTCTTCGCACATTCACACGATCGAGGGCGCTCTGAGCAATCTGTAGTGTTTTCTGACCAAAGATTACGAAGCCCTCATTTGGGAACGATGCGATTGGGTTAATTCTAGCGTCATAGAGCGTATCTCTATCTCCAGATGAAAGCCTAACGTCGACATTCCTTACTGCAGCAAGAGAACCTCTGTTGAAACCGGCTGGAGCGAACCAAGGATAAGCAACTTTATCGTTGAACCCTAGGGCGCCCAAAGCTACGGTTGATGCTGGTGCACGGACAACTCTGTCATTGACGTCATCATGTAGTCTAACATCTGGGAAGTAGGCTGCAACATAGTTGTTATCAATACCTCTAGAGTCAAACTTATCGGCTGTCTTCTCTGCATCTGGACGCTTACCAGACTGATCTGCGGCTCCTGCAAACAGGCGTACGCTGTCCTGGTCGTATGCAGGAACATCCATCAAATATATCTGCTTTCCATAATCCTGTGCAAACTCTCCAACTCTATCAGTTACTAGGGGATCCCTAATTCCTGGGATTGCGAGGATGTTTGTGTTGACCACGAATGGGTCATTCATTATACGTGCAGCTTCAACATAGGAATTTACTGCGTTATTCCTCTTACCGTGACCAGCTGGGTTTGTTGTCAAACCATGGTCTGTATATTCACTAGAGGCCTTACCGTCAGTGACATTCGCCGTTGCACGATCGTTCATGGCAGCTGCATCCTTATCAAGAATGTTCAAGCCGTCAAACCCACCGTAGAACGGAAGGGTGAACTTATTGTAGGGGGCAAACTTGTTGAATAGGGCCGACGAAGAATGAACCAACGTAGCCAGTGTAACACGTGCTGCACCTCCGTCAGTTCCATCTTGAACCGAATATGGGGTCGCGTCTGTGGGATTGAGCACACCATTTCTAATGTATGCAGCCTCGAGCATATGCTCCTTGGCGGTACCGGTAACCTGAGTTACTAGGTTATTTCTTAGTGCGACTCGGCCGAGAGTAAACTTGTTATCGTTGAATTGGTCTGCACCAGAACCCGTCACAAGGACATCCAGCTTCTGAATTCCCATGAACTTGGTGTAGGATCTAACCAATGGATTGATAAGGTCTCCAGCGTTTGGATTCAATGCGGCGTCAGTTAGTGATGCCGTCTTTGGGAGGGACGTTACCTTTAGACCCCAGTGAAGACGTGCATCCACTCTTTCATTAGCTGCAGGAGAACCGATAAATCCAGGAGCCACGGACCTTGTTCCACGGGTGACCTTGAACCTGTAAGGGAGTGGTGGAACAATCGATCCGGAGATATTTCCATCTACTAGTAGACCGGAACCACTACAGGATAGGCGGGTAATGTCCTTACCAGCCACTGTAGTAGTAGACGTGTTACCATCATTGAGAGCTCTATTTAGTTCATCGGTTAGTGAGTCGTTAGTCTTAACAACTGGGATACCTCGGAAACCAAATGGAAGTGCATCCTTAGGCATGGCACCGTTCTTTACATCAGCACTCACTACAACCCTTACTAGGGCAGATCTATTGGGATACTCACCGCTTACCTCAAGACGACGCTCTTCCTCTGTTGTTGCATCAAAGTTGAAGGAAACCTTTCTGTCACCAATAATTCTAGCAATATATCGATCGCTAGATGGATCTAGGTTTACGTTCGGATAACTTTCAAGTACCTGCTTGGTAAGGTCTGTATCATCAAACCTTCTAACTTGAACCTCAAAAGATCCAAATTCGTTGGCTGGGTTCGTGCTTGCCTTTACATTGACAATCGAGACCTTGAATTCATCATTTGCCACTGCTCCATCACTAAGTGTCTCTAGGTGAAAGAGGT